ATAAGAGACTGTTGAAAATCTGCTAATAGTTTTGCAAATCTATCATTAGCAACTTCAGTTTCATCTTCAGCTGCTGCTCTTTGTAATTGTGCAGAATCCATTGAAACCTCAAGTGTTGCAACATCAGTACGTAATGATTCGTTGGCAGATATTTCTTTATTTAATAAATCTCTTAACAATTCCAACTCACCAACCTTTAGATCAAATCTATCTTGAAGCCTTGTGTATTTATCTAAAAGAATAAACGGGCCTTTTGCTGGTTTTTGTTTTTTTATTAATTCATCAACCTTAACATCAAGAGCCTTTTTAAGTTCTTCTTCGTTGTATTTTGGTTTTTCTAAATAACCAGATGTTTCTCCACTAAATTTTGTTTGGTCTTCAGTTATGATATCAAACTCATCAGTATCTATCCAATCTGATTTATATTTAGCAGGATCTCCTTTTTTAATATCACGTATTGGTTTTAATCCATACTTAACAAATGGTTTTTGTTTTTGTATATGATTTACAGGTTTACCTTTTTTTATTCTATGAGCGCGCTCTTCTACATCTTTATTAGATAATCCAGGTGGAACTTGTTTTCCATCTTTTTTCTGCACCATAATAGAACCAGTTTTTTTATCTCTGGTTTTATCAATTGATTTAGAACCCTTTGAAAGAAGTTCACCCAATCTATAATCCTCTGGTTTAGCTGCCATATTACAATTCTACTGTGAAAGTTAAATTACTATCTTCGAAGTATTCAACCACACCACTTCTGTTTATTTTTACTTCAATAAAATAATCTCTATTAATTTCCCAATTTGTTAAATTCAATTTAAAGAAGTGTCCATTTGCATCACAACTAACTTTAGTGTAATCATCATTAAATGGAACAATCACATCACCGGTTACTACATCTTTAATTTGGTAATACACGGTTGTTGGTAAATACTTAATATCATTATATGCATATAGATTAGTATATGTTTTAAGTGGATACTTTTCTCTTGCTACAACTCTTATTGTAGGTTTACTTCCTCTCTTATATGTAGTTTTTAATCTCTTAAATGTTACATGAATATCATCAGAGGTAAGTTCTGTAAGAGAACCAGTATTATACGATGAATCATCCCATCCTATTCTTAATTTAGGTTGGTAAATAGTATTTGTTTCTTTTGAAAAGAATTTTAACTGTCCGTAATCTTCTGTATCGTTCTCTAATGTTGAATCATGTTTTAATATCAATCCATTGTTTGGAATTGAACCAGATACCCAAGATTTAATTGGGTCTAATACGTTCATTGATATATCAGTTGATGAATATGAGAAAGATTGAGAAGCAGATGAACCAGTCAACCACATTCCACCCTTACCATTATGTGAACCAGAACTTTCTAAAGAAGCAGAACCGATTAACCAATTATCTGATGTTGTTCTTTTATCCCATGTAACTCCATCAGTTGATATTTTATCAAATCGAGTACCGATACCAACATCCCATGATTGAGAAATTGGATGTGCATGTATTGTGTAATCGGTTGGAATCTCAATTGATTCACATTCTCTAAGTATTAACTCAGCAGAATGCACCGATATTTCTCCACTTGCATTTGAAGCAGATATCTCATTTGTATTAAATTGAATCAATGAATGTGAAACATCCTTTAAATTACCATAATACGTTTTTGATATTTCCAATATCTCATCCCTACCTGTATTTTGGGATGGTTGTTGCAAATAAATTGTTGAATCTTTTGATGCTGTTACGAAATAAAACATTATACTACCCTCCCTTTTAAATCTTTGTTAGGAAACTTAACTTCAAATATCGATGGGTCTAAAGATGGATAAACCATTTTACCTTTAGTTGCATCTGATATATTATATGAGTGTGTTGAGTAACTTCCTAAACATTTATTTACTATCTCACACTTTGGAACTGATTGAACTCCTTCAACACCAGCAATCAATAATTCTATTTCCGAAATATTAATGGCCATATTAAATGTCCAATTATCTATATCAAAGAATTTGGCCAGACTTTGTTGTACCTTAACCAATACTTCTCTTTTGTTATATCCACCATAAACTCGAATTTCAAAATCAACTCCGATGTTTATAATATATCCATCAATTAAATTAACACCATCTGTTAACATTCTATATTCACTAATATATGTTTTTAGATTTTCTTTAACTGCTTGATTTAAGAAATCTAATGATTTATCTGCGTTATATCCAAGTATATATAAGTTGATTGCAAGTGGATTATTCTTTTCTGATGGATTATTTTTCTTGCCACCTAAAAATTTAGTTACTTCGGATTTTATTTCATCATCCGTTTTCTTTGAATTTCCCAATGATTGAACTAATCCTGTAAATTCCTCAAGAGAATTTGGGTTTGATAAAATAGAAGCAGGGGAGTTATTATCCAACTCACCATCTGGTGCACAATATGCTTTCGCTACACCACCATACTTTGGAGGTAATGATAATGCCCTTACTTGATAATCTTTTCTTGTTACTGCTCTGTTTTGAGAACCAAAGTTTGCCAATGCATTTTCTCTAATTTCCTCAATCGTATCAGCACCCTTTCCACCAGTTCCAGGTTCTTCATTATCACATGCAACTGAGTTTTTAGATATTCTATAAAGTACCTTTTCATTTGGTTGAAATGATGTACTATCCTCATCAAATGAAATAGTTTCAATATTATTTAATTCACCAACACCAACATTTGATTTTACACCACCCCCAACTAAATACGATATAGTAAATTTCCCAGTCGGAGCTTGTCCATATGATTTTGTTTTTAGAAAGTTAGATGGGTCAAACGATGCTCCCATTTTATCAATGGAAGAATTTAATCCCAATCCTACATTTTTGAAGTTTGGAATTAGTTCCTCATCACCTTTTGTTGAATTACCTCCACCAAAAACAAGAGATGTTGTGTTATCTTGATTTATTTTAGTTGTAAATCTTCTTGATGTTTTTAATACTTTAAGAACATTTGGTGCTAAATCTTTGTGTTGGAACAAATCTTTATCATTTTGTTCCGTATTCGCATAATCAACATAAACCATTTCTTGTGCTAAATATGGAACTTGATACCACTTGTTACCGTTGGAATCTCTTACATCATATATATCAATTACGTTATCATCACCAATTTGTAATTTTGCAAATTGTTCTGGAGAACTACCGAAATCAAATTCAATAGTTTTTAATTCCGCGGACATTGCGTTAACATATTTTTTTACTAAATATGAAGTTGGGCCATGATCCGGTGAACTTTCATATATTGAAATTTCACGTTCGTCTTCTACTGAAAAATCAAGTAACTCTGTTGTTCTAAATTGTGTACTTGTTATTGATGATACTACAACCATTCCTTCATTAATTCTTAATAAGTAATCCAAATCAGGTCTTCTTTCAGAACCAGTTCCAGTTGATGGTACTGTTTGATATACTGCAAGTTTTACAATTGCAGGTGATGTTATTCTTGGTTTGTACCCAAGATATTCCGCAAGAGCAATAACATTGTTCTTATCTTCTGAATACAACATCAATGATTCTTTTAATGTATCATCTGTATAATAAGATAACACATCACCAAGATATGATGCCATTTCTATGAACATCATTCCAGGCGAGGCCTCGTTGAAATCAGAATACGTTTCTGGAAAATAAGTTTTTGCATACTCTATTAAGTTTTCTCTAAATTGTGAGAAATCTTTATTTAGGTATTTTATATCCTTACCTTGATTCGATTTTTTTGTTATACTATTTAGTGCCATCTATATTATCCCTCTACGGTGAATGTTATTTCCTCAGTTTCAAACTGTCCTCCAATAGAAAATTGAATTTTAATTTGTGCTCTATTATTATCTTTCATTACATCAGACATGGTAACTTCAATGTCTTTTATTTCAATATACGGTAACCAAAAATTCACACTTTCAGTTACTACTCGTTCAAGGTCTGCCTCTAAATTATCATCTGCTTGTTCAAATAACAATCCTTGAAGGCCTGTTCCAAATTCTGGTTGGAATATTCGTTCACCCTTGTTTGTTAATAGTAAGTTCTTTAAATTACTTTTGGCCTGTTCATATGAAGAAAATGATTGATTAAAATAACCACCATTTCCTCTAGAAACTGGTAAAG